AATACGATACTGAGGGCACTGGCGTATTCAACGAGGGAGGTGTCGGAAGCGTTGGCGATGGAGCCACGACTGGCAACGAGGTCGTCCCGCAGCCTGTCACGCTCATTACGAGCAGCGGAAGCGTCAGCCATATTGCGCTGCGTTTGAGCCATTGCTTTTTTAACTGCTGCATCTTTCTCTCCCTGCATCCTTGTCGTTTCGTCCAGTGCCTTCTGGGTTGCAATCTGAACAGCTTGCGTATGCTCCAGCACCATCTCGTCAATCTTCCCGTTCAACCTCCAACCGTTAGCCGTCCAGCCAGTGAGTAGCCCCACAGCCAGCGCACCAGCCAACAAGTAAGGCGTTGGAAAGATCATCGTGGGTAGAGCAGCACATCATCAGTAGTGCCCACGATAGGAGTGATACGCCCATGAACCAGATCAGTAATCATGTCGTTGTCGGCCAGCTTGCCAGTCAACGAGTTGTTGCTGTTGTTGATGGACATCTCGGCATTTTTGGTGATGCTGTAAAACTGGGTGATGCTCGGCACAATCAACGCGGCCCAAGGCAGCAAAGTCTCGGCAGCAGTCTTAGGTGCGGCAATCGCTTGCTGTGCTTGCTTGGCTCCAGCGTTCTTCAAAGCAAAATACATGATGCCCATACCCTTGGCTTGGAGGTCACCTTTTGCCGCCATATCAGCAATGGCTGTATCGGCAATCATCTCCTGCTGCGCCAAACGCTTCTCGCGCTCCGAGATGGCGTTGTAGTAAGCGTCTTGGCTTGTGGCGCAAGCCGTCAGGGTCAAGACTGCGGCAACGGTTGCAATGAGTTTCATGTGATCTCCTTAAAGTATTGAAATTACGGCTTGGGGTACTTGGCTTTGACCGCCAAACAGTCAGAAATGTACTTGTCAATTTGCGCTTGATCGCTCTTCACAATTCCATCAATGTAGTCCAGCAACGAGGGATATTCAGCCATTCGTTTCTCGGCGTAATTCAGTTCGGGCAGCGATGGTTCTGGATCTGGCTGCGGAAGATTTTCAAACACCCAAGACCCGTTCCACTTGGCGCGCTGGCCTTCAGGTATGGTCGGATGCGCTGCGTCAATAGATCCGGCAGGTAGCAAAAACACCCCAGGCTCAAGTGGCGACTCTTGGGCGGATGCCAAACCGACAAAGTAACCTGATGCGTTTAATTGACAAACTTGTTTCATGAGATACCTCAGAATTTAATACAGGCTAACAAGGCCACGTTGAAGGGGCGAGTATCTGTGCCGCCAAAATTGGCAATGGCTCCAGCATCGTTGTAAACAGCACCAGAACCACCAATGCTGTTGCTTGCGCCAGCGGCGACATAGGTTTCTGCCGGGCCATCAATTCGGTGCGAATGGCTGCTGACGGAACCCCGTACAGAAATACCGTGGTTGTGCGATTCAACCGCATCAGATTGAGCCGAACCAAAAGCGCGACCCGCATCAAGACCGCGACCATCATCCCATCCACGGATGAACTCACCGCGCAAGTCGGGCAGGTTAAAAGTTGTCGAACCGTCACCAACTCCAAACGTGGTTCCAGTTACTGCAAACAAAGCAGCATAAGTGGCGCGAGATACTGCTGCGCCATTAGCCGCCAAGAAACCAGTTGGGGCTGCGTTTGTCGCAAAGTGAAACACTGCTCCAGTAAGGACGGGAAGGCTGCTTGAGTCTGCCTTGGTGGCAATCGCAGTGGAAATGTTGTTGAACTCAGTATTGATCTCTGTGCCCTTAACAATCTTCAACGGGTCACCCGAGGACAATGCATCCTTGGTGGCGAAGTTGGTACTTTGAACATAATTGGACACATCAATCTCCTTGTTTCAGATAAGCAACCATCATCTCTAAATCTTGCAAAGATGATGCGCCTTTTATGCGGTTAGCCTTCCAAGAAATCACTTGGATGTTGTCGCGGGTATAGCCTTTTGTTGAGTCTATCCTGTCAATGCTAGGGCTGTTGTCTCTAAACCCCGCGCCGTTGAACTCAAGTTTTATTCCGAAAATTGGGCAGCAGCCGTCAACTGGATAAATGGCCTTTATGTCTTCCACGTTTATGTCGTGTTCACGGTCATTTAACTTGGCTCTTTGCTTTGATGCGTTTATTAACATCTGCAAACGGTAATCAAAATCTTTTCGGCGGTTACGCTGATACTTTCGATGGTACTCAAGATGGGCATCTGGATTTTTTTGCCTACGTTGGATTTGGCGTTTGTTATCGCAAGTCCGGCAGTTGTATTGCAAGCCATCTTTTGCTGCGTTGTTTAACGAAAATTCGGTGGGCAACTTTTCTTCCTTACAAGTGTTGCAAGTTTTTGTTGCCGAAACCAAGCGAAGCGCACTCATGATATTTTCCCGTCTTTCGATTGAATCTCAATGCGCTGGATCGACAAAGGCGCTCCGTTGATGTTGGACTCGTAGCCTGTTTGCACGATTTTACCGCTGCCAGCCGCTGGAACAGAAAGTGTTTGGAGTGCAACACCATTTGAATATTCCGCCACTGGCACACCATTTGCACCATACTCAGCGGTTCCATACTCAGACACACCCTGAAGGGGAATCTGGGCACTGACAGCTTGGTAGTTGGCAGCAAAGTCAAAGCCAAACTTTACAATCACAGACTGATTTGAGCCGCCAATCACCACCACCTTAATTCTCTTGAGTAAGCTGGTTACGTCCTGGTTGCCCAAATCTGCATGGTTGGTGTAGTACATCATCCGATACGGGCTGGTGTGATCTTGATACGTGCTGTACTTGCAGACAAACCCATTCTTGCCCAACAAAACATCCCCGTTGCGCTTTGACAGCAATGAGGTCGGTGTAATTGAGTCCCACCGAGTCACTCTGAAAGCGCCATCTTGTAGTTGACCACGGGTGTCAAAACAATACACCTCACTCACAGAGGGAAGCGTCAACAAATAAAAAGCCTTTGATTCTGAATAAACCGACTTAATATTCTTCTTTACCTCATCGCTAACAATCTGGATCAGGTCGTTTCGGATGTTCTTGGACAAGTCGCCGACAGGCAAAGACTTCTCAATGATCGTCCGAGCAAAGCTGCGAACACCAGAGTTGGACAAGAAAAGCACATCCTTGCCCGTCTGTTGGATGGAATCACGGGCAATACACCCAATGCCACCCACGCTATCAGACAACAAGAAAGTGATGGGTGAAGTTCCCGCTGGATTGTTTGCGCCTTGATACACAAGAATCTGTCGCGAACCAAAAATGATCAGAAAGTTGTTGTGTGCTGCCAAACCTGTAATATTGTCTGCACCGTTGGGCCAAACCGTATTGATGTTTAGCGAACCAGACGAACCACCCGTCCAGATGTGTCCAGACAGCAAGTCTGAAAAAGAAATTGTCACGTTGTCGGTTGCCGTATCTGCCACCCATAAACGACCATACGCAGAAATAACAATGTCTGCCAAGGGCACAGTACCTGCATAACCAGCTTTCTCACTTACGCGCCGATAGGTAGTCGTGCTGACCGCTGGATCAAAGATCAACGGGTCATGGCTTTCTTGAAAAAAGTAAGTGATGCCATTTAGTGATGCAACAGACCAGTTGCTTGCCGTGATGGTTGGGGCAGTGCCTCCACCACCATAGGTCAACTCAACCACTGCGTTGGAACCGTCCAACTTAAACAGCTTGTTTGCGCCAGCGAACAGAATTGTCAGAGTGCCGTCAGCTTGAACCAACTCGTGCATGACAGTGACATCATTTGCACCCAGATTACCCGAACTTGCGTTAACCCGGCTAAACCCTTCACGCGCCCCAATACGACCAAACTGATCAATGATGCAGTTTGTCGCCACCAGAGCAAAGCCGCTCGCCAGATCCAAAGGCGAGTCTTGAGTATTCAGGCCAAAGAAACCTGGCGCTGAAACGCTTGAGGTCTGGATGACTTGGCTCATATGGCTAAGAACTCCTGTTGTTCAGGGTAGCGTGTTCCCTCCAAAGCAATGCTGTCAGCCAGCATCCCACGATAGAGTTGATACGCCTCAGAAGAACTCAAGCCTTGATCCTCGCCACGCTCCACCAGAGCGCGCGCATAAGCGTTCTGCACCACTAGGGTGTCCGATACCAAAACAACCGTGCTATCAGCCGCTAAAGGGGCTTGTGGAACCGTTAAAGAGAAAGGGATTGAGTAAACGCCATCTGGACGAGGGAAAATCACAACTTTGGTGTCGCCGTTGTTGTCAACACCATCAAAAGCATAGTAATTGGGCTTGCCAGAGACAGGGGCAGACAAGTTCTGAAAACGGTTCATCTCCACAAAAGAAATGTTCTGCATTTGAATCAAGTCAGTTACGTTCAGCACATCTTGGACAGAGAACTTCTGCCCTGCGCCTGTCAGCGAGTAGATGTACGTGCCTGGTGCTGTGGTGACCGTAATGGTCTGGCCCAACACGTTCCAGTTGAAGGCATCCTCAATCTGGCGTTTGGCGTCATTGACGAAACGACCAATCAATGTTGAATAAGCCGTTTGAGCATTGGTCGAGACTTGGGTTTCGCGCAAGCGAACCAAGACATCGTTAATCAATTCTAGAAAGGTCATTTTTTATTCCTTGCTGAAATGGCTCTGGCCTTTGATTTGGCATCCTCTTTGGATGATGCGCCCCAAGCCTTCAGAGATAACAGCAAGCGAGTGGGCTTACCGTCCTTCATCTCTGGGCCGGGCATATTGCCCATCCGTGCGAGAAAGGAGGCCCGTCTAGGGTTGTCGCCACTCTTGACGGGCGCTTTTAGATTGCCACCCGTTTCCGTATTGTACGATGCTCTGCCCTTGGCGTTCAAGCCGCCTTTTGGATTTTGACCAGCTTTTGTTTGCCAAGTGGGAGTTTTCATCGCAATCCTTTAGTTGTTGCCCCGCAGCTTTGCCAGCAAGTTTTTCAAGTGTTGTAGCAACACACTCAGCAAGGCCAAGGCTTTTAACCGCATCCACTGGTAGGCGCCACTCACCTGTTCCAGTAATTTTTGGGAAACTTTCATTTTTTGGCCTTTTTGGGTGGTGAATGAGTCAGATTTTTGCTGCTGGCGGTGTGCTTTGCACCCGTCATCAAAACCCCACCTTCCTTGTGGGTTGGGCCTGTGTAAGGCTTGCCATCAGGCAGGTAGTGTTTTGCTTCCTTGCTCATCACTTGGCCTTTTTGGGGGGTTTTGCAGTCTTTGCCGCAGCCTTAAAGTCAGCAGCGGAAGGTGCAGCCTTGGAGCCGACCTTGTTCATTTTCTCGCCAGAACCTGCCTTGATACGGGCACGTTTTGCGTTGATGTTGGCGTAGAGTCCAGGTTTCATTTCTTTTTTGCCTTTCCAGCTTGGGACAGTGCAATCGCAACTGCTTGTTTGGGGTTTTTGACCACCTTTTTGTTGGAGGTCAATTCACCAGCC